TTATTTTACCCTGAGTTTCTGTCCTACATAAATCTTGTTTGGATTTGCAATACCGTTCATCTGTGCGATTTTCTGGTAAGTAGTTCCATACTTAGCAGCAATACCAGAAAGTGTGTCTCCAGGTTTGACTGTATAATACTGTGCTTCCTGATACAATCCACGGATATCTCCGTCATTCACCCAGCAAAGTCCATTGTCAAGCAGATAAGGGTTTCTTGCACCGCCCTGGATTCTTGTAATAACCCCATGATTCCGCACCATATTAGATGCCTGGATAGCCTTGCTAATCGGGTCTGTGCTGGATGCATAGCATGTACTAAATACGATATGCTCTCCTACCTTATATCCATATATCCCTGGCCTGGATGATTCTGACTTATTGCAATATACAACATTACCATCCTCATCAAAAACAGAATATCCTTCTTTACACTCTTTCTTTGCACTTTCTAAGTTTCTGTATGCACCAATCTGGCTTCCTGCATCTGGCCAAGATTTGCGGATTCTGTACAATTCCCCTGATGTAGACGGTTTATTTTCGTTTGGCCGATCTCCATTCAATCTTTTGTTTACCTCGTCTGCAATCCACTGGAATCTGCTCTCTAAGAAATTCCCAGGACAATCTGTGGCAGCAAACCATTTGTGCATGGTAAGATTTCCTCTTGTATCTCCGGTGTATATCAACTTAGGAATACCATTCCTGCGGCAAATATCTGCACATAATTCAATCAATTTGTTCATGGCTGCATCAGAGCTATGCCAAGGATTTCTACGGTCATCTGCAACTTCGATGGTAACTGCTCTATGGTCATTCGCACCGCTGGAAGAACACCAACTACGGTCTTTTTCTTCTACATACATGCCGACTCTACCGTCTGAGCCAATTCCATAGTTAGAAGATGCCTTTCTTGACGATGGTGCGAATACATTTCCGCAAGATTCCACAGACAAATCCCCCGCCATGTGGTGGATTGTAATTCTGTCAATTTTATGATTTCTTGGGCTTGTCTTGTTTGGTGATATTTTTGTGTAATTTACTAATGGACTATTGCTCATATTTTTCCCTTTCTGCCTTCCCGGCGTAACAAAATAGAGGGCTTTATTTGCCCTCTGCAACTTCTGGAATACCTGCTACGCTTGTAAGTACGCTTACCACGCCTGCCACTACCGCACTAGATACCACCATCTGCCAATCTACTGCAGAAATTACTGCCCCGGTACCAATCACTGCAACGGCTGTCTGTGCCATTGTTTTGACCGCTCGGATTCCTGCCGCTTTTAACCATTTCTTTGTATCTACGGATACTTTTAATACGCAATTCTTAAACATACTCATTTCCTCCTTTACATGCCAATCTGAGAAAAGATAAATCCGACTGTGATGCTGATTACTGCCGTTAAGACGTATCCAACAACTTTTCTCCACATTTCGCCATCTCGGCTTTCCAATTCTTCCAGCCTTGTTTCTTGTCTGGACTGGCTCTGTGCCATCTGCTCCACGGACTGGGCAAGACTCTGCACGCTGGCAGTTAGTTCCCCAATCTGCCGGACAGTTTCTTCCAAATCGCCCAGCCTGTGGTTCATTCTCTTGTGCTCATCTTCCATTCTCCGGCGGAATTCCTCATGCTCCGCCCTGGTAATAGGTGTGTCCATATGCTATCTCCTTTTGTTTTTTCTGCAATAAAATAAGACCCATTAAGGTCTTGCACGTATTTCCATATGTATTGTCCTTTCCTGTTTGCTAAACTATATGTTTCTTTAGTTTACTACATGATCTCTTTCCAGATTTCTGCTCCGACACCGAATGCTCCCGGTTCCCAGACATTGTTATCTACCATAGACTCCCATTTCTTACCGTTATGCGTACATTTAGAGCCTGTCTGCCATTTCACAGGTGGAATGCCATTGTAAGGTTCCCATGCAGGACATTCTTCTGTGACTGGAGGTTCTGGTTCCGGAACTACTGTACCACCACTTTCTACAGTTTCCTTGATTTTCTGTACTGTAGCACTTAAAGCTGTTACTGTTTCTTCCAGTGCAATATGCTTTTTAGAGAGTTCTTCAATCTGCTTCTGCAATGGGGCGTTTGAATTTTCTGGATTAGCATTTGCCTGAGCAAACGTTACCAGTTCGTTTTTCTGCTCCTCTGTAATATCTCCCTGCACCCAAAGAGTATCAATCTTTTTAAGCATGTCATCCAAATTGTATCTTTTGGAATTAATTACATTTTTAAAAATTTCGTACATAAACATCTTCCTTTCTTATAATAATGCAATCTGTGTGTTTACAATAGCTTGGTTAAGCTCTTCAAATTTCTTGTCTATGTAATGTTTTGTGTCCGCTACATAGGATACTTCCATACCAGCATTCTCATCGTTGGAAATTACCGTGGTTGGATAGTTACTATGTAGTATTTTAAAAGCTGCTATTGTTTCTGGTGTCAATTCTGTTTCGGTTGGGGTCTCAAACACATACTGTATTTCGAAATCCCCTTTCTCTTTTAAATAATTCTTCCATGTTTCTAACGAATTTATTTCACTTTCAGGCGGAAAGGATGCTGTTATCTGTGAATCGTAGGCATATATCTTAGGAAGGTTTTCTAGAACATCATCCCATGCCAGATTAGTAAATCGAATATAATTACACACAGAACGATGATTAATAGTGCCTTTTTCATTTTCAATCATCATTTGAAAATTATTATTTTTGTGTTTTTTTGTTATTTTATGTGACCAGTTCTCTGCACCATCAAAAATTTTTCTTCCAATCCTCTGTATATATTTCCCTCTTGCTAAATCAATCTCATCACAAATCCACTGCTGTCCGTTTGCATCTGTGTAATTCCCACCAGAATCTACTTTTATTCCTAGCAAGCCGTTTGGAGTGGAAAGAGTGAGCGACTGGTTAAAATACGGTCCATAAGGCAATGCGATTTCTCCACGATTTAACATAATGTCATAAAACTCGGCACTTTGTCCGCTTTTGTTTATGTCAAATCTTAAAAATAGTTCATCTCCTTCTTTTATTTCAAATATTACATAATTTTTAGTTCCAGTAGATCTATAAACTGTACTGTCACCAGTTCTTACGCAAGCATACATTTCTACGGTATCAGTTCCGTTTGTGCTACCAAAAGGTTTGTTACTTTTGTAAGATAGTATATATTTACCTAGCGGAAGTTTTATCGCATCATTGTTCTTGCCTAAAACATTCATAATCGCTTCTTTTCCAGTAGAAATCTTACTGTTAAATATAATTTTATTACCAGATACCGACAAGGATAAAGTTGTATTATCAACTTCATATTTTTTTACAGCATTGATATCAAATAAATTACCAGTGTTCACATCAACAGTAACATTACCTTTCTCTCCAGCATTCACAATTTCTTGCGGACACTCTGGGCTAGGAGATGGTTTTCCTCCTGTGTAAGGTTCGTAAGGTTTTGCAGTTTCTCCCGTGTTAAGCATATACCAATATTTATTGAAAGTAACAAGATTATCTGTATTTGCATCGTTTCTATATGCGATAGTCACATATCCATTCATAGACGGAAAAGTTCTACTTTGACCACTATACACTCCATTGGTGCTAGTATTAATTTCAGGAGCAAGATGTTGTACATTACCGCTTATTAGCATAATATACGCACTTGAATCGGTAAGGCTTTTTGGTATATTCGATGATAATGTAAAATTCCCCTCTCCAACCGGGATGTTGAAATACTTAAAAGTCCTCTCGTTGTATTGCCCTATTTGAGACTCATTAAATAACTGTGCTCCTGTAGTCTGCACCTGCTCACTCTTACCGAATACTCTTAGATTCTGAATCGGCAACTTTGCACTGTCTTTAACTTGGATTATACCCCCCCCCGAAATTTTCTGACTAATTAAAGCGTTTTGAATTTCGAGGATTTGTTTTTGCAGGGATTGATTCTCTTCTTTAATTCTCTTTCCGATATATGCTTCCGTATCCGCTACATACTCAACAGATATTTCGTTTTCTGATGTCAGCACGGTTGTAGGGTAATTTGTGTGAATTGTCTTTAATTGCTCGCTATCAACTGGAGCGGTAATTACTTGCTCCACATACTCTTTGTATTCATCATTTTCCCCAGTAGAAAGACAGTATTTCAGTCCCTCTTTTGGAGAAAGCAAATTCACATACCCTTTTATGTTCTTTTTTATTGTTGAAGACTTTTTTGTCTTCCCTTTATCAATAGCAAACCATATTCTCTCGCCATTTTCATCTATAAACTTAATATTCCCACCTTCGCTCAATTCTCCGTTGGTGATAAGTGTAAATAGCGTACCAGCTTTTGCTTCGAATGGAATGAATACATTATACTTTTCCGTTTTTAAAATATTCTTCCCTGTAACTATAATTTCTCCTGTTCCGGATAACGCTTTCACTGGAAGATTTGAAGAATCCTCTATAATAATAGTTTTTCCTGATGCTTTTTTTATTATTGCAGGAGCTTTATTTCCTATATCTTCCTTTAGTTTAGCAATTCCAGTCTTGTTTTCCTGTATCTGTCCTCTATCTGCTACAATCTCCTGTGCAGCACCTCGCACAGCCTGTACCTGCTTTTCTCCTTCTGCGGAGACATTCCCGGCCTGGGTTGTTCCTTCTGTCTGTACTGCTTTAATTGCTTCTGTCTTTGCTGTCTCTACCGCCCTTGTAGCCGTACCCTGTGCTGTCTTAACAGATTCTACAGCATCATTTCCGGCAGTTTGCACACGCTCTGTCTGTGTTTGTCCGGCGTTGTTCACATCTGCAAGGGCTTGCTGTGCCTTTAAATCAAAATTCTGTGCTGTCTCATCTACAAGATTCTTATTGTCTAAGACTTCCTGCCCCATCTGTTTCACAAGGTTCTTTACCTGCTCTACGATAGCCTTATCCTGTTCTGCCCTCTGTGCTGCCAGCTCTGCATTGTCCTCTGCTACCTCTGCCCCTGCCCTGGCCTGTGCAGCATTGTTCTCAGATTCTTTTGCAGCCTGTTCCGACAGAGCTGCATTTGTAGCGGATGTCTGCGCCTGTTTCGTAAGACCCTCTACCTTTTCTACCTGTTCACCTATCCCGGATACAGATTCTACAAGTCTTCCGACCTCTTTTCTGTCTGCATCTGTTTTCATAGAATCTTCTCTTGCCTGCTCCGAATAATATTTCGCATTATCCTGTAACCTTTCCGGCAAGTCTTCACTGCCATGTGCCCAGCCTTCTGCCTGCCTTTCTGATTCCGCTGCCGCTTCCATAGCTTTTCGGACTGTTTCCATCACTTCATGGAAGATATCTGGATTATCCCCGCCCCCAGGGACCTCCGGCTTTGGTCTTGCCTTTACTCTCAGCGTAATCCTGTACTCCGTCTGGCCGCTGGTTTCGTCTGTAATGTAGATAAAAGCATAGATACTGTAATCGTCTTCGGTATCTCCATTTTCCAGCATGCTGTCCGGAATCGGTACGTCCGTTACCCCGTCCTTAGTAAT